AAAGTATTTTACTGGTGCATTCATAACTTTTTGTTGCCAATTGTCTGGATACTTCATCTTAACCATGACGTGATAATTATACATAAATCTATCTTTGCCATCAAAGTTTTCATTTTTAGATAATTTTGATATGGCTGCTAAACATGGTGGACCATCAAAAAATTCTTGATCAACCCCTTCCATGCTTTTGTGTTCTATTTCTTCTGTAATTCCTTTCAGTCTTTCTTTTGTAACCAGGTTTGCACTGATCACTTTAATGAATTGTTCTAAGGTAAATGTTGTACCATCAACGTTTAAAGCTTTACGCTCCTCACCGAAGTATGGTAAATTTATAAATTGTCCTGGTCTTAGTTGACCTGTTTCGCTATCTTTTGTTAGCTGTGTTTGCTTTGGAAATATCTCTGTGTCTTGTTTAAGTCCAA